CTTTTTGAACACCAATCTTGACGCGTGCCACAGCCTCACGCGAAGCTATGTCATAGGTCGCCCGTGCATTGTCTGACAGCGACGATCCGGCTTCGTCTATAATTGCTTGCGCACGAATATCATATGACGTGAGCGCCTTTATCGGATCAACGGTTTGTAGCTCAGTTTCAAGCTGGTTTAATTTAAGTTGAGCGTTGACCTTTGCCTGATGCGCTGCGTCATCATCCGCCGCCTTCAATAGCTGCGCACCGATTTTTGTCAGTTCAGAACCAGCTTGCATAATGCCTTGGCTGGAAAAATCCTGCATTGGGATGCCGCGTACTCTTGGCACACCGGTAGTCTGCACCGCACGCGATTGCGCGGTGTAAGTCGGGATTCTGGCCATATTTATTCCTAAAGCGCGTTAGTTGGGGGTGCTTCGCGAAATCTGATAACCACCTTTAGCAAGCGAAGTCAGCGCCTGAATATTTCCAGAGGTACGCGCTTGGCTTGCTTGCACAAGCAACCCACGACTTGCCGCCGTGTCTTGTCCAGCTTGGGCAAGCTGCGCCCGCGCGCGCGTCTCGCCTTCGTACAAACGATTTAAGCGATCCAGTTCAAATTCTGCGGCAGCGTCGCCCAAGGTATCAAGCGTAGATCCCTCATTTATCACCACCCCTTGCGCGGCACGCTGCGCGCTCTGCTGCGCTAACGCAATGCGCCGCCGTCGCTCAATAGTATCCGCGTCCGCTATCGCCGCTTGTTCCGCAACAAGCGCATTATTTTCGGCAATCTTCGCGTTTTGCGCGGCAATCTGAGACGAATATTTAAGATTAGCAGATTGAAACTGGCTTTGCCGCACTGCGGCGTATGCACTTGTTAAAGCCGCCGCACCGGCAATAACTGTGCTAGTTGTTAAGGCTGGTAACGCCGCTGCGATTGCTGGAAAGCACATATGATTATCCCGAATGCGTAATAATGCGAGTTACGATGGCCGTCAGTTCAAACGGTAATGGCTGGGCTTGGCGCACAATAACTTGGCCTTCCGTTTCCCATGAACCGTGGAACTGAACAGTTTTGTCACCGCTGAATAATGGTGGCGACATATCCATTGGCGTTGAACCTGCGCGAAACTGCACCTCGTCAAACGACCCGCCGACTGGCGAATACTCCGCACCCAACGTGTCAAGAAATCTAAACGTTATTTCAAAAATGCGTTTTGTGCGGCCCTGCGCGGAACCATCGTCGCCGCCCTGTTCCGGTCGCAAAGTTTTCATTGTTGATGTGTACGGCAAGCCCACTGTTGCTTTTGTAACTGTTGGCGACAGTGACGACACGCTGCCAGAGGTTACAGTTTGATTAGCGTAAACCGAACCGTCGCCCAATATGGTGGCCGTTTCGCCGGTCAGGTGATCCAGCCCACTTAACGATGCCGTGGCGGTGCTGTCGTATGTTAGCGCGGAGTCGGCAAAAATTGACGTGACCTTATCGCCGCCGCGTGTTGTATCGAACTTCGTTGACATAACTTCGACATAACGCCGCGTTGTGCCGTTGACAGTGCGTTTTATTGACAGCCACAGTTCATCTTCGTTTGTACCGGGTATGACAATTGCGGACTCGCAAACTGAATCCTGTCGCAATTGCTGGGTGGACGCTGACGAAGCATCTGCCAGCGTTATCGTTGCCGATACTAAAGCTTGCGCTTTAGTCGCCGCAAGTTTGATCGTGTTAGCATCTACGACAAGGACAAAGTATTCAGTGCCATCAACTAACCCGCCGACAACTTCGCCACCTACCGCGTCGTATGTCACGGCGTCGCCAGTCGAATAACCGTGGCTTGATATTGTTATCTGATTGCTGCCAACGCTTGATGCGGAGTTAAAACTTTTAGAATTGTTGCCGCCAAAAACGTGTTCGTGCCAAGCCACCACTTCCTGATCGCGCATGTACGTCAAACCGGCTAACCGGCCATCATCTCGCACAACCCAAACTACGCTGTCTGGCTCCTGCTGAAACGTCATTTCAACAAAGCCGTTGCCGCTTACGTCTTCGGCAAGAACCGTAAGGTCAGGAGATACAAAACTATCAGAAGCAAAATCAAAACTTAGTTCGCGTAACTTGCGTTGGTGATACTGAATAAACAGCACACGGTTATCGATCCGCACGGGACGTGTGGAATGCACGCCGCGTGTTCCCTGTCTGACAACGCGAACGTTTGAAGGCGTTACTGCGTCCTGCTGCGTTGTCGATGATAGGGTAAACTCGCCACCAGCGGTTCCAACAGCAAGCACCTGTCCGGGCGATAGCCACCTGATACTGTTAACTTCGTCCGTCGCAATTGTGTTTGTGATAGCGCCGGTATCCAGCGCGCTCGGCGTAAAGTTTTCAAAGTCACCCGATTGGCTGCCAAAGATTGTTTGCGGCTGGTCAGTGGTTCCCGCGAAAAACAGGCGTTGTTCAAAAAACGCAACCGCAGACGGATAACCAGTTGTGCCGCTAAACGCGCCAAGACGCCAATCCGTTTCTGCGGACGTTCCGCCAAAGGCTTTGTTAACTGTAGCGTCAACGTTTGTAGTGCTGTTGATATCGGTGATTGTAGCGTTGCCATACACAACGCCGCCGTCGTCTAGAAACTTCCACGTTGCGCCATTGTCAACGATGTTGTCGCCTTCGCCACTTGGCCCACCGGACCCCGCAGACGTACCCGCCTTGATGCATTCGTATACGTTGCCGCTGTTCCGTATGACATTGCCGACCGCATATGCCGTACCCGACGCCCATGCAGTCGCATGGTGGCCAATCCTAACCATGCGTCCAACGTCAGAAGATATAAAACCACTACCTCCGTTAATACCGGTTACGGCAGACGCGGCAATTGTGATGCTGCCTGTCGCGCCGCTGGGGGTCAGCGTCGTTGTGGTTATGTTGTCGTCAAGATAAGGCCCGTCTTGAAAGGCCACATCCTCAATTGTCCACGCTGTATGGCCGGTGCGCGAGAGCTTTCGCGGCGGATAAGACGGATGCGCGATATACATAACGTCCGCTGTTTGCGCGTACTGTAATTGAAACAAATCCGCCGTCGCATACGTGGTTGTAATTTGATAAACGCGTGCCGCTGTGCCAGCGCTGGAATATGTGGTGAAACCAGACGTATTAACATCCGTACCGTCAATGTCCTCTAGTTCAAATGTATTCGTTGTTTTGTTGCTAACCTTAAAATACTTGCCGTTTACCTCTGTCATCCCCACAACGGCACTGATGAAAACAATATCGCCGTCGCTGTAGCCGTGGCTGGTTGCGGTCACGACGCCGGGGTTAGCCTTGGTTATTGCGCTTATCGTTTTATTGGCTTCAAGGATTGTTCCCTGATCCTTGAAAAACCGGAAATACAAATTTCCAGCCTCAATGCAATAGGCTTGCTCGGTCGAAAACCGGAACGGTATTAGCCGTGTTTTAGCACCACTTGTTTTAACTTCGTTCACGTATTTGGTGCCGGGGCGGCGCGTAATCCCACCGTGCGGCATTACGATTAGGTTCGTTAACTCAGCCGCACCGTTTGCGTATTTGTTTAAATCAACACGACCTAACAGGCGCGGTGATAACTGTCCTGCGGTAAAGTTTGTTTGTATCGGAGTGACACGCGCCATTTATACACGCGACTCCAACCAGGAGTTTTCCGCTTCCGGCTGCGCCTCTTGCGCATCGATCAAACGGGCCTCTGGCAGCTTACGAGCATACAATTCCTCCATATTAGACATAACGGTTTGCGAAGCAGTTATGTCGTATGCAATGTCTGCGGCCAGTCGTAGCGCGTAGGTTTCGACAAACAGCGCATCAAATTTTGTTGGGTCTGTGACTTGAGAAACGTAAACAATGTTAAGCGGCGCGCCGTCGTCTGTGACAATCTGGCGGCCTTCTATGATCCATTTTTCCGTGGTGTCTACCTCGACAATACGTAGACAATCTGACGGCCAGTCGTAAGCGTTTGTGTATTTAAACACAGGTGCAGTTGTGTTTGCCGCAAGCGCAGCGCGCTTCATCGCAAAATTCCACGGATGCCCGCGCAACACCTGATCGCGCGATTGCAAATACATACGGTTTGCAGCGCGCGCCTCCTTCGTATCGTCTTCTAAAGACGTGATCGGTTGCGCACCCAAAAGGGTCAGCGCCCGATTTGAAATCGAAACAAATGTTGCAGCCATCAATTATTCCTGAAAAGGAGAGGGGGGCCGAAGCCCCCCAATCCGTTTAGTCAACGCAATAGTGGATAATGAACGAAAGGTCGCCTTCCGTTCCGCCAGCAGCTTGCATCGTGACGGCTATATAATAATAGCCCCCACCATCGCTAGAAGCACCGGCAAGTTCCCACATCTTTTTACCAACAGTGTTGATATTGGATGCTTCGTGGCGCACGTCGGCCATAGCACCAGCATCAGCGACTGCCGACGCAAAAGCGTCTTCGTCAACAACGACGCCAGCGGTAGTATAAATACCGACGTTTACGGTTGCTGATCCGCCCAACGTGTCTGAACCGACAAAAATGTGCGGAACAGTCGCGTTTGATGGGATTGGTGCGAGCATCAGAATGTCATTGTCATCTGAGTCACCCGCAGCCACAACGATAGTTCCCTGTGCTACACGCATCACGCCATGTAGGTTGGCAACATCATTCATTGTTTGGGGAGTGGCTTCAAAATTTGAAACCAGCGTTGAGTTAGCTGTACCCATTTTTCATACCCCCCCTACGTTGGATCGCATTCGATATAGCCAACCAATTCTTCCTGCATCCGGGTCGCCCCGATTGTCATGGAAGCAAAAACCTGGGTTGCGTGGTTCTTGTCCGCGCGCTCCGAGATTTTAATGGTCGGTTCGGCACCCATTGCCAGCTTCATTCCAGCCTTTTGCCAGAACAAAACTTTGTGATCGGAATTGCTATCCGTTCCAATCAATTCGGTGCGGATGAAATTGAAGCCCAAGAAGGTATTCACTTCACCCTGTACTACATTATTTTCAATCAGGCTCGTTAGTTCCTGATCCGTCCGAAGACTGCTGCACATTGCCTTTCGACCTGTGCAGATAAGACCATATCTCCATCTCAGTGAGATGCTCTGCGCTTCCAGCCACTTGGCTGTACTTCCCGAAGGAATGGTCGTTGAACGTTCCCGTAAAGGGCTTCGCTGCTGATTGTCTCTTGCGAGATTTCCCAGCAATTCACAGAGAGTTTACCCGCGCGTCGCCACGCGGGGGCGCTAGTGTTTTGTTAACGCTTTGACAGTCGCAAAATCGCTTGACGTGATTTCCGTCTCAGCAAGCAAATTCTGAAGCTGTTTGGCATTGATAATGCAATACCGGTCTTCGTCATCAGCTTCGTTAGCATCCAAGACGTTTTTGGCTGCGCGAAGTTTTCCGACGTTTAGTCCCGTATCGGCAGCAGGGGAAACGCCAACCTGCACGTCAACAGTGTTGCTGCTGTCGTAGCTGGTTGAAGTTCCACCGGCAACGCCGGTAAAGGCCGTTCCATCCGCAGCACTAACAATTGCCGAGTCGATGGCCCTTCCGAGGGCGTTTGAAGCAGCAGTTGCATACGGACCTTGGGGATCAATGAGGAGCCTGACGCGATCCTCACTGTCTATGAGGTCTGCCCAATCGTAATCTTCAAGGCTGACCCGACGCCTAGCATGGGGTGTATCCATTCTGGGCGTATCGGCGTGGCGGCTAGTACGTAGTTGGGCCGCCGTACTTCCGATTTGCTCAAAGAACGCATTTTTGCCGACTACAGTTTCCATGGAAACCGAAGAACGCAGACGCGAACCTTTTTGCTGAACCAGATGTTCGACATTCCCTTTGTACTGTTCCACCATCGCAGTCGTAATTTGCACACTCATGGCGCATTACTCCTTAGTTGGTTGAAGGTAGGGTGTTGTCGCGGCGAGTTATCTGCGAAGCAGGCTCAGTCCTCCGCTTTACGTGCGGTGCCCGTTGGTCTTTCCCAATGTCATACCTGGCCCCTTGCGGGGTTATCAGGGAATTACGCCGCAGCGCCCGTCGAAAACAGGACTTCACTCCCGTAAGCGACTTCGTTTAGCTGCGTTAATTTCTCATTCAGAAGCTTATGCTCTGCATGACTTTTATCGTATAGCGCAGGGTTAGCCCTGATCTGCGCTATCTGTTCCTTGGCCATATCCGGCGTTACGCCAAACTGCCCTGTCTGTTCAGAATCCTTGAACTGCTGGCCAGACGAAAGCTCTGCACCAATGCGCGCAAAAGCGCGGATCATTTCAGGGTGATTGCCCATGCCAGTCTGGTTTAAAACATTCGATAATTCGTCAGAGCCAAACGCACGAACCGCACGACGTGCCAGACCAATCCGGTCATCGTATGCCGTGCCGTATTCCTTTTTCAGTTCACTGTCCCACTGGTTCATCGTGTGCTGTTGCTCAGTGGCAAAATCAGTTTCCTGAGAAATCGCACGTTCAACAAATTTGTCATGCAGCCGTTGTGCCATTGCTGCTGGCAGTTTTGCCGCATGTGCCTCTTGTCGAAACCAGTCAGACAATTCTTCGGAATAGCCTTCGTAGCCGCTTGGCACACTTAGCTCGTACCCGGATGCTTCTTTGGGCGTGCCAAGCTGTGACCAGCCATCCCATTCCGTAATGTCTTCCTCACCGTTCGGCAGCGTTACCTTGTCACTGCCAATTTGCTTTTCAAGATTAACGTAACTTTTCAGAACGTCGTCGGCTGACTTCCAGCCTTTTGCCTCAACGACGCCGCTGTATTCCTGCGAAGCCCAACCAGCTTCGGTTAAAGTTGATTCCGTGGCTGCTTCCGTGACGGGTTCAGCCGCTACCCCTGTGTCCTCGACCGCAGGGTTGCCCGCTAATACGGACCCTTGTTCCTCACTCATCGTCAATAACTCCTATTCCAATTTTCATTACCTGTTCGTCATCCAAGCCAAGGAACGACACGATGCGTCGCACCATGTCCCTTGAACCTTCAAGATGCTGAACTTCTTCGGGCGTGCGGACGCCAGTAATCTGAAACAGTCCGCTCGCTTTCATCATGTCGCGCAACACCAATTGGCCTTCCGGCATGTGCAGAAAAATATTCCTGTACGCGTCGATCAGTTCCTTTTGAGTTGTCACTGCTGGGCAGCTTGACTGATCTGGCTAATTTTCAATGCCGCGTCCGCTGCTTGCGGCGCACCCTGCAAGACATTCTGCATTTGCTCCTGTTGCGCCCTGTTCTGACGCTGCTGTTCAATTTCTTCCGCTGGCTTCAGGATGCGCTGCGGTACGCCGTTAACATCTGCAAGAACGCGCGTTATCTCATCAAAGTCAAAGTTGTCCATGACGGACGGATCAACCGCCGCTATTGGCTGCACCATTTCAAGCGTGCGCAAAATGCCCACACCTTCTTCTGACTTCATCGCACGCGATAGCGGGCTGACATATTCAACCTGGTATTCCTGATCTAGAAGTATCTGCGGCACCTCCGGCAACAAACCCTGCCTTGAAAGAACACCAAGCTCGCGTTCGATCAGCGGCCCTAACGTTTCTGATTGCTGGCGGCCAATCGTCGGCGCAAGCAACGCGCCTTTCTCTTGCGCGCGCTGCAACACTTCCGTTGCTGTCATCTGCGGACTGTCTACAAGTATCTGGAATAACGTGACAAGAAACGCATCGTTGATTGTGCGCCGTCGTCGCTCCATCATATCTTCGCCAATGTCTGGGCGACCGCCTGTGTTCAACGGCTGGATAGGCGCTTGCTGGCGACCATCAAGGCGAGCAAATGTAGCACCACCTGCCTTAGTGTTGACCGGCAGGATAACGCCGTCATCGGCAATCAACAGGGGCGGGTCAACAATCTTTTCACCTGCGCGGATTACGACACGCGACATTGCTTGCAACATTTTAATATCAGGCAGAACCATCATGGCCGGTGATCTGCCATATGTTTCGCGCGGCCCGGTTACATAGCGGGACAGGATATAGGGGAAATCTTCAAAGCCGCCTTCTTCTACCAGCAAACGTTTCTGCACTTCATAGTAGCCGGAGCCGAACGCCATGTTTGCGCGGTCAAGCATCGACACGTCGCGATCTTCGCGCGGCGCTACAACGTGCAGTATTTCGATTCTTTCGTCAGGATTATCGTTGGCTTTCTCGCGCGTCTCCTTACTGACATTATCCTCGCCAAACATCATTACGCATTGACGCGCGGTGCAATCCATCTTGCGGAATACAGTGTCAACAATGCCGTGTTCGTTTTCTGCAATAAACAAATCAGACAGATGAACA